GGCTACCTTTGAGAAAGGGAAAAGTGAATGTTCGTTATCGAAACAGATATATATTATGAGAAAATTTAAACAACTTTCAAATCCTATATTTTCTGATCGATACGGTGTGCACCAAAAGATTGGTTTAGACAATATGTCTAAATCTTTTTCTTGGCACATCGAAAAGGCTCTTAAGCGTTTTAATGGCATCGTCTCCCGAAAGGGAGGTAAACCACTCATCGGCTTACTGTTAAAGTGAGTTGGTGATGTGGCGGGAAAGGTTTCTCCGTTCCGCGTTTCTAATATCTGCATATTCGCTTACCATTGTGTTGCAGTCACTAAGCATGAGGGCCTAAAAGGTTTAACTTTAAACTTAAAGGTTTCTCATGTATTAACGATGCAATCCTTAGGTGGTTATAAGATAGATGATATGGCCCCGTTGAAACGTCGTGTTTCACGTTCTAGGGCTGGTTTTCCAAAGTGGATTCCTGTACGTAGTCGCTTCCTATTGATGAGAAAGGACCTTCCTACAATACGATTCTGGACAACTCTGTTGTCTATGTATCGTATTTTGGATTGTCCGCCTCAAATATCTTTGGGAACGATTACCTCTGCGGGCGCAGATTGACTGGCACTGGCATCTCAATCGGGTTTAATAGACCCCTTAAAAAGGGTTATTGACCGATTCTGGGAGCGCTTGGGTCTGGAAGATTTGCAGAAACAATGGAAGACTAGTCCGATAATTCCATTTCCTATTGGTACTTCTTCTCCTTCTACTTCAAACTTAGTTTGAAGTCGGGACAAGGAAAGACGTTATTTGTATCCCCGGTATTACTCCTCTTCTTATTGGTCCATTCTCGCTTCATCGCGGGTTTGGTTAGCCAAAAAGAATGAGTGATTCCTGGAACATTTACGTAACTACCTTGAGAATACTGATAGTATGGAATTTTTCCTTTCTAACCTTTGATATTCGGGAACGTCCGAGTATAAAGTACCAGATTATATACCTGGTCATTTATACTCTGAAGGACGATACTCCCGGTATCTAGGTAAGTTGGGGTTTAAGAACGAACCGGCTGGGAAAGTTCGGGTTTTTGCGATGGTAGATGTCTGGACTCAGTGGCTCTTTTACCCCTTGCATCGTCTGCTTCAGGACGTCCTTCGTCGTTTGGACGAGGACGCTACCTTTGATCAGATTGGTGCCTTGGAGCGAAAATTACCGTTGATGGCGAAGTATCGGAAGGCGAAAGCTTTCTCCTACGACCTGTCCGCGGCAACAGATCGATTACCTGTTTTATTACAGGTGTATATCTTAGCTCCGATTATGGGTTACAAGGCCGCTGCAGCCTGGGCGAATATCCTGGTTACTCGTAAATATCAGGTCCCTTCTAGGGCCCGTGAGATTTATGGTATTAAGGAGACCTCGGTTGCCTACGCTGTAGGTCAACCGATGGGTGCTCTCTCGTCCTGAACTATGCTTGCTATATCGCATCATATTATTGTCCAATGGGCTGCATTCGTTTGTGGTGCTTCGCAATTAGGTAAATGGTACTT